TTGTAATCATCCGGGAGCGATGCAATCTTGCACTTGCCAGGTGGGAGTACGCTTGCTGCTTCCTCCGTCGCCTTACGGCCTGCCGTGTCATTGTCGAAGAACAGGACAATCTCTTCATAACCCTGGAGCCAGGGGATAACCCGTTGAATCGACTTCCTGGCCGAAGCGGCACCGCTAGGTAAAGATACCATCGGCCACCCCGGCATAGCTTCTTGACATGAAGCTGCATCGAGTTCGCCTTCTGTAATGACAACTCGTTTTCCAGTGGCGGGAAACAAATGTTGTCCAAAGAGTGTGCCTGGGACATTGCCTTCGTAGGTAAATACCTTGTCTTTAGTTTTTACTTTGCAGCCTTCAAGTACTCCAGCATCGCTGAAATAATAGAACCGTAGAACGTCTCCGTCCTTGTGTATCCGGTACTGCTTGCAGACTTTTTCTGAGATACGTCGTTTTTGCAGCCGTTCAGCTGATCCGCGTAACTGTACATTGGTGGACATTTGGTGATTGTGAACATCTTCTTCAGTGTGCCCGTACGCATTGCACGAGAAACAAAAAGTGTGTCCATCGGAGTACAAAGAATTTGCATCCGATGAACCACAGTGTTCACATGGTAAGTGCCTTACGAACTCGCTCTCGGAGTTGTGCATATGCAGATGCCTGTTTGTCGTGATAATCGAGCCATTCATCAAGGGCAATAATAAACCCATTCATAATGTTGTCTGCTACATCAGGAGTCGTAGCATCCACATCAGCAAGAATGTCAGAGAACTGCTCAGAATAAAACTCAAGAGAACCGTAATTCAAGTTAGCCATGAAATTGGGATGGATTGGTATGAAGACCAAGGGAAGCCGTGCTTTTCGCACCACTTCGCATAGGTGGTTTTAGACCCTTTGTAGATTTTGTTAAAGGGTGCTTGAAAGACAAATCGAATATCTAAGTCTGGATTGCTCTTCTTCACTGCGATCATCTTGCGGCGATCCTCGCTTGTCAGGCGTCCCTTTACTTCTAAGTAAACACCATTCGGCAAAAGAAAGTCGGGGATGTAATTGCATTCAAGGATGTATGCGAGTTTGCGTGATTCGTATTCGTACTTAACTTTCAAGCTAGAGAGCAGGTCAGCGACCTTACCCTCTAAGCCCGATCTAAACATCAGAAGTCATCATCCTCTACTACATCAGCAGAAGGAGTCACGTTGGGATCAGATGCCTTGAAACCAGCAGTCTTACCAAACAACTCAGCCACTGATGCGTCATCCATGTCACCAGTATCCACACCTGCAGAGGTGTTAAGTGCAATCACTTGAATACCAGCAAGCTTCAAGCTAGTGCCGTAAGTAACCCCGTCCTTGAGGATGTAGGGCTTCTGGCGGAAAGCCAGCTTAACCTTAGATCCACCATACAGCGGAGTATCTTCATCAGTGATAACCGTGCCTTCAGTATCAACAACAGGAGGACGAGTTTCATCATTCCAACTGAAGCGAACTTGGTATTGACCGTCCTTTACTTCTTCCCAAGGCTCAGGCTTAAGGGTCGAACGCTTGGGGTTCTTCAGTTTAGATTCTGCCCACTTGAGCAGTTCAGTACGCTCATCTTCAAGCGTGTTGATCGTGTCTTGATCGAGAAGTGCAGACAATTTGTAACCAAACTTGCCAGGTTTCAGTACAGCTTGGAACCCTTCAAGGACAACAGGCTGTTCGGTCTTGTGGATGGTTTGTGCCATTAACAGAAAAAGTAGGTGGATTCAATAACCGACTCAGGCTTAAGATCGCCAATGATCGGTGGGGCAGTCTCCGCACCTATTTGAGATGCGAAGTCATTGAGAAAATCATGCTCTGCGAACAGGTGCATGTATGTCTCACGTACCAAGGTAGATAGCGTGGACATGTCCGTGGCTCTGCATAACACAGAGTCATGGATAAGTGCAATCGGTGCATCGAAGCGTAGCGCAGCTAAGTGCAACAACGATGCATCAAGGGAATGGATGAGGTTAGGTGCTGTTGCGTTCTTGTGGTGGTTAAGGTCAACTTCATCAGAGTCACCAACGGCAACACGTAAGTTACAAGTACCAAGTAATTGCAACTCAATGCGTTGAATCTCAGGTTTCATCAGTCGTTGAGTTACGGCAAACCCAGAAGGTGTAGTCCAAGTTAACTCAGCCGCACCACGTTTGATAGCCTCAGCTACCTCACTTTCGATCCATGTCATTACAGCCATGGGTCCAGGAACTACAACGTTCATTGCGTCCCTGACCGCCTTGACTGTAGCAGTGAGATCATCCTTTTCGATCTCTACATCACGATCCTTCAATGCTTCACGGATGTATCCACGATTGGAATACGGTTTAGCGTTGTAAGGAACAGTCATTACTACACGCTTGACTGTCTTTCGGTCTATGTACGGTTGAATAGACTCAGGACAGTGGGGCTTAGCGGCCTCTGCAACGACCTTGTAAGCGTCTTGAGGTACATCGGATGGTAAGACGTTAACAAGGCGTGCTGTAGAGGCATCTCGGGCCAATCCAGCAAGGATCTGAAGACCACTGCATGTAGCATCTGTAGCAACCATCAGTGAAGTATGTGAACGATCACATGCAATCACACAATGGTAGTACTCTTCACAGGCAGCAAGAAACTGCCAAGGTTCTTCGACACCTTCCCAGTTATGCAGATTAGCAATCGGGTCAGTAGCGATGAGTGTGATGAGTTCATGATTCTCTAGCGTCCATGCTAACCGCTCAGCCATGGGTGCTTTATCAAGACCGTACGTAGTAGCGACCTGAAAAGCTAACCAATCACAGGCGTAGTCATCAACAAAAGACTCATCATGAAACTTTAGTAAGGATTTACCAAAGTCAGTATCTTGCGGAGTAAGAAAAGCTGGGATCGGGTAAGCCCTTCCCCTGTAATCAAAAGACCACGGAATGTAGAACTGCTCTCGATCTTTGAACACCTGCACTGCATTCATCGTCATACGTGTACGGCATGATCGTTGAAAAGACTGTGCATTGATGTTCATAATCTCAGCTGCTCTTCTTCTGTAATCTTTTCTACTCTCTTTGTTCTCCGCAATGTCTACCGGTTTAGGCGGTAGGGGAAGTTCAATGATAGGGATAAACTTACCTACCTCTATCTGTTTACTCATTAAGGTTTCAGCAACCTCAGTAATAAACGGGTTAATACGGTAGGCAACCTTCTGAATCTTGTTCAGAAACTTGATCGGTGTTTCTCCCTGTATACATAACGGACCTCCCCTACGCACCATGTCATGCCCACGCATCACCTCGTTGAGAAGGTATCCACCAGGCTGTGTATGGTTCCAATCATTGGGAGGAATCAACATCGGCCAAGTTACTGGACTGAATAACTCAGCAGTTGCTATTACCTCGTCCTTGATTTCAAGGAACTCAGGTGTAGGTACAATGTAGTTCTGGCGCTTTCGTCCTTCCTGCCTCATGTCACGCATGAACCAGTTAGTTGCCTCGCAAATACAATCAAGTAACCAACCACCAAGTTTAATACGGTTGGCTCTACCCCATGCTTTCCAATGCTCAACATCATAACGATTCATCAAGGTAGTAATAACCTTGACCTTCTGATGAGTACCAATGGACTTGTGCCAATAGTTCTCTTTCAGTACGTTAAGCAAACCAGGTACAGAACGTTCATAATGACGCATCATGCACTCATTCTCAAGTGCTTGACCGATTGCATCGGCTACATTCTGAACTTGTGAACACGAAGGTTTAACGCTGAAGACCTTATCAAAAGTCATCTTACTGGCGATAGCTGCTGCTACCTCAGGCTCAACATCGGAAAGGTAATGTTGAATCTCAGCAAAGGCTACACCAACACATCCAGAATGAATGCGTCGCTCAGCTGTTTGCTGAATCCGTTTAACAACAAGCGGAATCAGTGTTTGAACTGATGCTACACCATAGACAGAAGCACTGGCGTAATCTTTCTCCTCCAGTTTACGTGTGTTGTCACGTAATGCTTTGAGTCCTTGACGTATTTGTTCACGTTCAAGAAGTACTTGCTCCTCAATTTGTGCAGGTGTTGGCATAGGCAGAGTTTACAGTGTCGGTATCATCAGCGAGCTGGTCCATTGCCAGCTGTAGGATCTCATCACGATGGGGATGATTCTGAAGTTGTGCACACAATTCGTGCAACCGGCGATAGTAAACTTTAGTCGTCATTGTCAGGTTTCTCACAAGTAAGGTGGTGGATTGCTTCGTGATCACAAACAGTAAACTCAATGTCAGGAGTGTGCATTAGCTGGCTGACTTTGGTTTGTGCTGCGGATCTACGCATGTAGACGTGTTCTTGAACCTTGTAGGTCTTGGTGTCACGTACCCGTATGATACAACATACGGATGAAGGTAACTCCCAGCCACCTACTTTCCAGTCCATTACCTCCTCAAAGGAATGCTGTTCAAACATCTCATCTGGTGCGTCCTTGTACATGTCGTAGTTGTTTGGAAAGTAACGCTTACCACTCATCGGATTGCCTCACATTGATTAGTTGATCATTACGTTCATGGGACAATTCTAGAGCCATCCATGCGGCTTGCTCAGAATCGGGCGCTAATAGATGAATAGTGCCTGAACTTAGCGTGACTTCATACAGCTTTGGCTGATGATTGTGAACCATTTGTTTTACCTTTGCGGGTAGATGTGGTACGTGTAGGTGTAGGTTCCACTGGTGTTTCGCTGTGCTCAACTACGTCCATGCTCAGAGACTGCATGTACGCATCATGGAACTCTCGCTGCAGTTCTTGATACTGAGCGACAGTAGGTGTGCCTGCATCTTTGTAGTGATACAGCCACGCTTCGACTGCATTGAGTAGCAGCCATTCACGGGATCGAGTAAGTGTTTCAGTCATTCAGAGAACTCCAATGCAAGGGATTTAAATTCATCGAGCCAGCCACTAATAAGACCAGCTTCCTTTTCAGTTACATGTTGCATGATGTCATCATTACAACATGCACGATTGAGTACCTTGATGATAGGTTTGAACTCATCAGGGAATGTAGGTACTTTGATTGCAGTAGAAACTTGTTCAGTCATCAGATTAACTCCAGTTGTTGAAACTCAAGATGATCGCAGCATGAGTCATCATCGTGCAGATCAATCATGTCAGTGTCTACGTGAGACACAAGTTTGTCGAAAAGAAAGTTAACAAACTCTCTATTCTCTTCAGTAATCATTTCCAATTCTCCTTACATGTGGTGGACAGGTAGTAGTAAGCACGACCATGCTCAGCTACTTGATACTCACGCAGCATAGCGTATGCTTCAGTGCGTGTGTCATACTCATCACAGGTCTCATCATAGCGACCCGATTGACGGTTGATGTAGTAAGTCATCAGTTTACACAAATAGCGGCGTCATTGCTGACGTAAGAAACAATTTGAAAGAACGTACCTGGTATGAACTTAAGGTGTTTATGTTCACGAAGAGTGAAGTCTGTATCAATCGTGATAAGATCATTCTTCATTGAGATCGCTCTACAAACAACAGGTTGCTGATAGTAAACATCAGTATGCATCATGTCAGTTGAACTCCTTGTAAGTGTGCAGGTTAGTGTTCATCGGGACAACATCAAGGACACGCTCATGTCCTTGTGCTCGTGCATCTCCCATGCTCCATGCTTCCATAACTGAGCGAGCAGTTACGTATTCACAGGCACAAACATCACGACCCTTGGTGTAAAGAACTTGGTACTGCATCAGTAGTAAACCTCCTCATCAATACGAGACAACAATTCATACACAAACAATGTATGATCCGGGTAAGTCCTTACTGTTTGATAGCTTGCATTGATGCAAAGGTCTAAGTAAGACTGATCAGGTGCAGGGTTGATGTACTCCATCACGCTGCCTCCGCATCAGCAAGGGCAGCTTCAAGTGCATCACATCGGTTACCCCATGTGACCTTGGTGTACATGTCATCAGCGATCATGAGTTGCTCTTCTGCATACTCAAGTTGCTGACGCAGGTATTCAATGTTGGACATAACTAACTCCATGTGAAAGAACATGTAGCCATTGAGGACTACAGAAAAGGAGACACATTGCTGTGCATCCCTGAGTGTAATCGTCAGGCAGCGAGAGCCTCACGCTCAAGCTCATTGCCCATGTGTTGTGCTTGACACCAGCACTCAACTACACACCACACCATCTCATTCTTGAGGGTGGAAATAGTAGAACCAGTGTCAACAAAGTTCTTCATAGAGAACCCGCAATCGTTGAGGTAATCATAAATCTCATCTTCATACTTATCGAAGAACTTTTCAGTCTCGGAGTAATAGATGAAGCCAGAGACACCACCGATGCAGCCGTGTTCGGCTACGTCCTTGATCTCATCTGCATCGGTGAAGCGAGCAGCGAGAGCGGTGTGCATGTTGGTCATGTTGTATGTAAAGCAAGTGAACAAGCGTAGCTTGTAGGCTACAGGAAAGCGTCGGATTAGTGACGCTTAAGTGTAACCAACAGTCGAGTGTAACGAGATGTTAGGACTGAAGATCAGGCCAGTTGAAGATAAGAAGTACGCTTAGTGTTAACGCAGTTCTTGTTAACCCAGAACCCAAGCGACATGTTGGGATTGAGCAACAGGTTCATGATAGCCCGGCGGCTAACGTTGGTGTACTCATACTCGTAGCCGTTCTCAAACGTAACGTAGGCAACACCGTTGAACGGGTCAACCTGCAGATACGAGACAGCATCAGAGGTACGAGGAGCAATGTTGAAAGTAGGCATTTTGTGAAAGTGTAACGATGGAATGTGTTGCGACCTTGTGATCGCAATGACCATAGCCCGACTCAAACGGGCGGCCTGTCGGTGCAGGGCATGGCCGGTGCCTTGAGCATACTTGTAGGGCGCCTGAGGCTCGGCGCCAGGTAACGTGTCTACCACACCTCCCGGTCAAGTACCCATGCCGGTCGTCGCTGCCTACCGGTTGCTCCGGAAGCGGTGTGCTTATTCGGTTGTCAAGGTTCGGTGAGGTGGTGAGTGGTGATTGAAGATCGAGACTCTCCTCCCCCTTAACAGGGAGAGTCGAGATCAAGATCATCAACCACTCATCCAAGGGTCATCCTACACGGTGTCGAGCCGGTTTGGTGGTGGACAGTCGGTTGAACTGGCACAGTGGTGGTGGATGACTGGCGTTGAACCGCTGCAGCGCAGTGGTTATAACTGTTGCTTATCGGTCTCATAAGCATTGCTAATGAAGGCGCAACAGATCGCATCAAATCCTAGTCATGGCAAGCGGTTTCAGCCGGTCAAGCACGGTTCAGAGCCGGTCATGGCAGCTCGCTGGCTCGATGAGCACCCGTTGTGCGCGGGTTACTACGGGCGAGGGCGGGCGTTGCACCGGCGCTACACCGGCCTGGGGGTGGGTTACAACGCGTGTGCGCCTGCGGCCACCCCCACACGGGGGTTGTGCGCCCCGCCGTATCCGTTAATAGACCAGAAAGATTTTTGTCGGATTTTATCAGACCCCTCCAGAAGCTTCTGTATTGCGTTCTACCCCTTCTAAGCCGTCTCTATACCAAGGAGCGGTTAAACGCAGCTCAGAGACGCCAAAACTGCCCTCTCCGGGCTGTTCTGTGTAAATAGGAGTCACATAATCAGGTTCAACCTCTTTAACCTCAGCGTGAAACTGTTCAATAGCGGTGTCTAAATCGGTTTTAATCCGATTATCTATCACCCACCGCTCAATCCAAACAAGCAGACCAAACAGCAGGTGATCAAACCAAGGGATGCCTTGTTTCCACGTTACATAAAGTGTGTGAAACTCATTCAGCTTAAGTTCTTTTCCCACATCGCCTCACAAACATTAGGAAGGTGTTGATACAGCAGGTCTTGGACTTGACCAGCTATCTGTGCGTGTTCCCTTTGTGTTCCATTACCAGTCCTAAGGTCGCAGTAATGCAGCCAAGACCGAATGGTTCCATTCATGTACAGCTTGGTTGGAGCTGCCAGGGGAAGTACGTCTCTTGCACACTCCTTAGCCACTCCATAGTCCAACATCTGTTGATACAGACGGACACCGGCTGCAAAGTGTTTGGTAATCTCGTAATCAAGGTTGTTCTTAATTACTTCATCTAGATCATCAATGCTGTTCTGTCTATTCTTTATGTCTTGACGCCGAAGAGCAGGAGTAAGAGGGATTTCTTCTACTCGTGCATACCGTTGACTAAACTCTTGAAAGCTAAAGGAACGATGCCGAAGAATCTGTGCAGCTATGCTTCTAGTAGTTTCTATTTGTACACACATGTTCACCATTTCAAACGGTGACCAATGTTTGTGTTCAATAAGGTATCTAATTAACTTAGCACTTGTCTTAGTGTTGTTTTGATTAGATGGGTTAGAGACTCTAGCCATGTAAGCTATTAGTTCTTCTGCATCAGGTGTGATGTGAATAAGTTGAACGGAGTGAAACAAAGGTTTTACTTGGTGGAAAGTAGTCATACGTGTTAGACAGACAGTAGTAAAACGGAAATAACCGTATTTTGTTTAATGGGGAGGAAAAATAAAACCTTATTCGGTTTACCGTAGAAAAAGGAGAGAAAGAAATGATTGTCTTCCTCTCCCCCAGGAGTTGGGTCCACCCTCCCTTCTCCTGTATACATAACGGACCTGTTAAATCCAAGTCATAGACTGACCTTTAGAAAATCCTCTTGCTTGTCTTTTTTGGTCTAAGGACATACCCAAAACAAGATGGTTTGTCTCAGATTGAGGGTCGTCAATAAATGCTGTAAGCATGTC